GGACCTGCACCCTCAAATCCAGTGATTGCAGATTCATGTTCTGCGAGAACTTTTGACGGATTCCATCCTCCGCGTACACGAATGGCAATAATGCCGTGGCTTGTAATTGGAGCCATACATTGTCTAAAACCATGATTTCCACCACAATTTGAACAGCCTGCTCTTGCCTGTCGCATACCAACTTATTTTATGATAGGCCTTGAATCCTTAGACCTGGGGGAAATACTACACAATTAAATATCTGACGCAAGCAAAGAGATGAAAATACCTCCCGAAGTCTGGGGACCCTTTTTCTGGCACACAATTCATATAAGTGCTCTCGGCTATTCAAACAAACCGACCTATGCACAGAAGAAAGCCGCAAAGGAGTTTTATGAAAGCCTTGGCGTTATGATTCCGTGTCCAATCTGCCGCGAACACTTTGTAAAGCATCTTGAACTCTATCCACTAACACCCCATCTTGATTCACGCGAGGACTTATTCAAGTGGACAGTAGCACTTCATAATGCCGTTAATAAATCACTCAAAAAGCCTGAATTCTCAGAATATGATGCAATCCAGTTCTACCGTCGCCTCGGTGCCCGTGGAAAGAATCCAACTGTAACCCATATTGATTTTGAAGAGATTGACTATCGTTCTTTTGCTCAGGGACTTGGTGTAGGGGTCGCAACAGTAGCCGCCTTTGCAGGTGTAGTTTATCTGTACACTAAGTAAATGAGTGACTCATTTCCAGAAGAGATCTATGAGGGACTCAAAATCCCTTCCGGAAAAACGCACCCTGTTAAAAAAAGTGTGAAGGAACTTCATGTTAAAGATGTCATGACAAATGATGAAATCAAGGCCCGCGAGGGAACCTATTTTACCGAAAAGGAGGTGAAGACAATTCTTTCAGAGGATATTGATGTATACCGCACCGACCCTGAAACAGGTGAAAAGCGCCTGCTTGCAAAGTTCCGCAAAAATGTATTTACACCGGATGAGATTCGTATTGGCTGGGAGGGATTTTATCAGACGGCCGCCGCCAGCCGCAATCGTGGTGCCGCAGCTGGTCCTATTGATACAAAATCCGCCTATTGGAAGAAGCGCAACCCTACAGAAATCACAAAGTGGTCGGCAAAATACATACAGGATGGAAAAGTCAGTAAGATGCGTGTAAATAATAATGTGATGAGCAGTGTACTCGGTTTCTTTGAAAAGACTCCCTTTATGGGACTTCCATGCCGTCTTACAAGTTACACTCAGCGATTCTTCAAGCAGTACAGACACGGTATTCCGTTTATAGAGGCTGTTGATGATAAATTCAAACAACTTGTGCCTGAGGCGCATAAGAAACAGTATGCTGCGGCCTCTAAGAAACCGATGTACCGCATTGAGAAGACGGCGTTCAGTTCAGTTACATTAAATCGCAATTTTCGCACGGCACTTCACTGCGATGCTGGTGACTATATGGATGGATTTGGAAATCTCTCTGTGATTGAACGCGGAGACTATTCGGGTGGATATACACTCTTTCCGCAATACGGTATCGGGTTCAACATCCGCACAGGTGATTTCTTAGCCATGGATGTGCACCAATGGCACTGTAATACAGAGCTCAGTGAGACATCTGAACAGGCCAAGAAGAACAAGGCACTGCCTGATATCTACAAGGATGATCCGACAACAGGAACTTTTGGTACAAATAAGAACTTTACACGAATCTCCTTTGTCTGCTATCTTCGTGATAAACTCCGTCAGTGTGATGAGGGACAGACGCGCAAATACTACAAGCGCATCAAGTTTGACCCCAAGAAGGGTGATTTGGCAAAGGCCAAGTCAAAATTCTCGGGAAAAACAAGAAAACATCATAAAGAAGAAGGGGAATGAGTACTGAAGACTATGCTCAAAAGATTCGCAATGCTCTTGCGATGACAAGTCGTTATATCGCACCTCCGTCAGTGTCCTTTACGGCAAACACAGGCGAAGGGTTCATTGCATCGGTCACGCCGTATCTTATCTGGGGGCTTATGGTTCTTTTTATTGCGGCACTCGTCGTTGTTATTGTTAACTATACAATCTATCCCATTTTTGACTTTGGCTCGACGCCAAATGCTCTCATTCATATACCACAATCGGATTGGACCTATTCATGGGCAGATTCAGATCCTGCGACCTTATTTGTAGATAGTGCCGCAGCGAAGACACTTCCGACAAAGAATTTTAGTCTCTATTTTGACACCAAAGTTATTGCAACCATTCCCACTGCCGACACAAACATGAAGTATGTACTTCTTTACAAGACAACCGCAGGCTCTGGAACTGCTGCCAGTGCTGCTGCCGCAGCGGCCACTTCAGCAACAGTAAGTACAACTACACTTGCGACTGGGGCTCTTCCTCAAGGTTCTCAATGCTCTGCGGCTGATGTCCAAGCCATTGCTGGTGCCATTACCGCATCAAGAATATCCACTCCAACAGGTGCCGCAGCAAGCCAAGTTCAACCTCTGCGCACATTTAACTATCTGAATGATGCGACACTCGGTGTTCCATCTGACCCATCTCTAATTGCCTTCTATGATGCAGGCGCTTCAAAAATCATTGTCTATTTGGCTGTGGCTGCAGCAACCACTGGTTCAACACCTAATTGGCTTCATGTGTCCACGGATATTACACCGAATGTACCCTATCGCATAGGTATTGTTGTGAGTGATTCAATCATGGAACTCTACTTGAATGGTAAGTGGGCCGCAAGTACAACCTTTGGAGGAAAGATACCGATGGGCGGAGACAAGGATACTCTTTTCAGTGTTCCCTCTCGCTATTCTGCGAATGTAGTGGTGCGAAACCTAGGGACAACGGAGCGTGTAGTCTCTTCCGGTGAAATGCGTGGGATAGGAACTCCTGCTCTTCAATAGAGAGATGATCATCTGGTTCATCGCGGCATTTATCATCATACTTACAATTTATGCACTCGATGTGTTTTTTACACCAAAAATAACGACAAGTACTGATCCAGGTCCGTGGATTCTTGATGGAAATCAAGCGTCAACAAATTGGGTTACGAATGATGCCACCTATGTAAGAAACTTCTTAAAGAATCAGAGTTCAAGTTTCCGCATTTTCTACTACATACAGTCACTTCCTCGCACTGCGTCTGTCTATGATACTGCTACAAATACAGCTAATTTCAATCCAAATACCGATTCATTTGATGTATGCGACAATACAAACGGCGCTTGCGTTCACCCTGGATTTGCGAAACTTCTACAGTTTGACACGTCTCTCTGGATTGAACTCCTACAGGCTCCTGATGCGTCCCGCCCTGGACTTCCTAAGACACAACTCTGTATTCAGACAACTGACCAGACAGGCAAGCCCTACATTGAGACCTTTGCATTACCCCCGTTTCCCCAGCAGAAATGGGTTATGCTTACACTCTCTCATGAGGGCTCCAAGTATGATGTCTATTACAATGGACACTTGGCAGCCTCTGTTAAAACAACAAATGTTCCGAAGCCAACAGCAATTAAACTTGCATTATCAAATGGAACCTTTACAGGTAGAGCCTCGTATCTTCTCTCAAAGACAAGTGCAATGACAGCATCTGAAGTTGCCTCCGATTATGCAAATAACACAAATACGCTTGGAGAGCCATATGACTCACTCTTTCCTTCATTAAACCTCAATCTATGTCCTTCCGGCAATTGTTTTTCAGGGCCCTCCGTTCGCCCCAGTAATCCGCTTGTTGTCTGGAAATCCGATTACTAAAACCGTCGCTCAAACAGAATGAACGCTGCCTCCGCCACATCGTCCGCAGGTACACTAGGAAGACTTGTAGGTGGTATTGCGATACTTGTAGTAGCAGGTGTTGTACTCTATTATCTCTACGACTATCTGTTCAATGTTACCCAGACACAGGTGAAGGCCTCGATTGTTGCGAACCCGATTGCCTCACCTACGAGTCCTCTTATCCAGTATCCTGGCACATCACAAGATGATGTGAAACTGGCTCAATATGTTTTTACAGGTGGTGAAATGACAGTCACTTTCTGGATGTATGTAACCGGCGCTGGAAGTGACACAACGAATAAGCGCCACATCCTGAACCTGGGAAATACTGCCACGGATGATGCCTCCACTCTGATAGTCGCGCTGGGTGGTAAGACGAATACGCTCCATGTTCACGTAAATGATGGCAGCAGTTCAAGTTTCGTTTTTAACAATTTCATGACGACCAGCCCCGACAGTGATACGGCCTCTCCGTGCAATGTGCAGAATGTCGAGTTCGGTCGCTGGGTGAATGTAACAGTTGTACTAAACAACAATCTGTGCGATGTCTACATGGACGGTCGTCTCTCACGCTCCTGTGTGCTCAAGGGCCAGTTCAAGGTCAATGGCTCTACAAGCACGCCGCTCTATTTCTTTCTATTGAATCCTGATATTGGAATGGGCGGTAGTCATATCAAGACAGACTGGAATGGAAGTCTGTCAGGTGTTAATTTCTATAACTACGCACTTTCCCCGGATGAAACCTATCGTATCTACATGGCCGGTCCTTCCGGCTCATCGGGTGATTTATGGTCGGCAATCAAGTCATTCTTTGGTCAACTTGCACCGACTGCACCTGTCACAGAGTAAAGAATCCTTCTTAGTTCACACATATGAGTCAACTTCTAAAGTTCACTCCTTTGTGAGTAGTCCCTGGAAATGAATATCTACAGTTTGTAGATTGTGATGGAGGCTCCCCTGAACACCAGCAGTGGCAGTTTCATATTTGGAAATGGACTTGTTCCACAGATTCTCCTTGCACTCATTGCGGGTATAGTGATATTTCTGATTTTTTTCAGTTTCGAGTCACTCGTCAAGACATATTACAAGTACTCGATGTCAAAGACAGTCCTTGTGCCGAATACTATTATGAGCAGTCAGTCAATTGTTGTCCGTCAAGATCCGAGTGACCCGAATAGTAAAATGCTACTGCCCTCAGATAATGAATTTACTGGCGTTGAATTTACATACAGTTTCTTCCTGTTTATTGACCCGGCGACCTTTGACACAAGTAATGGTCTCAAACACGTGTTCTACAAGGGCTACTCTACACCATTCCCACTTTTGGGTCCGGCCGTATTCGTTCGTTCAGATGAGAACACACTTCGTATCTTCATGAACTCCTACAAGTCATGGTACAGTTATGTGGATATTCAGAATGTACCGGTGCAGAAGTGGTTCTATGTAGCTATTGTATTCCGTGCGAACAGTCTTGAGGTCTATATCAATGGAAACATGAAGGGTCGTATTCCCATGGAGAAGACCTACCCCTACCAGAACTACCAGAATCTGATTATCTTTGGTCAATCCAAATTTAACAGCAATACCACACTTGGATATAAGGTAACTAATCTTCAAGGCGTTGAGGAGGACTATAAGGTCACGGGCACAATGGCTGGTCAACTCAGTCGGTTCTACCACTACAGATATGCCCTCTCCTTTGCTGAAATCCAGGCGAATGCAAATGCGGGACCGAGTTCCCAAGTTGATATGCCGAGCACGCAGGCTGCGAGTTCCTATCTGCAGAATGCCATGGTCGATTCCTGGTATACAAGCTAAATACCCTATATCTTAAAGACTTTACTAGTGGGATTAAGAATCCCGATATTAAAGCCTCACGAAATAGAAGGGTAAGCAATGACTGGAGGCGGTCTATTAGCACTGGTAGCCTATGGCTCTCAAAATGTAATTCTGAGTGGAAATCCGGATATGACCTATTTTTACAAGGTCTTTCGCCGCTATTCTCATTTTTCAATGGAAAGTGTCTCTGCACAAATGGATGGTCCCGACCAACTCTTTTTTGACCAACCAATTAAAGTCCGTTTCAAGATTCCTCGCGTAGCCGACTTAGTCAGTGATCTCTATTTTAGTTTTCAGTTACCCGATATCTATAGTAAATATATCTCTCCACGCGTCCGAAATTTTCAATATGAGTTTCAGTGGTCAAAATACATTGGATGCGCCCTAGTTCAAAACGCTGCTGTATTCATTGGTGGTCAGAAGATTCAGGAGTTTGACGGCACATATCTACTTGCAAAGGCTCTTGCGGATAGTCAAACAGATGAATTCTACAAATGGGAACGGCTTGTGGGCAATGTGGCGGAACTTGTTGACCCAGCAAACGGTATTTATGCGGGCGGTACAAATCAAACAGGCTATCCAAATGTAGTTAAGGACCCGACAAGACCTCTTGGTGCACAATTCAATCGCCCGTCTATTTTTGGACAGACAGTTCGTGTTCCGCTCCCTTTCTGGTTTACACAGAATACTGGTTCTGCTCTTCCACTTGTAGGTCTTCAGTACCATGAATGCGAGGTTCAACTCACGCTAAACCCAATCAATCAACTCTATACTGTTCTAGATGCTTCAGGATTCCGTGTGGCGCCTGGAGTTCAAACGACTGCATCTATAACTAATCTGCGCTCAAATCTTCCGGATTACACGACGGTTGTAGATATGAGTGGACAACTTAATGCCTTTTTAACCGATATTGGTGCAGTTGTGCCTGCGCTCAATACATGGAGCCTTCAACCTACAATTGAGACAACCTATATTTATCTTCCTGAGCAGGAGCGCAATCTATTTGCATCGACACCTCTATCCTATCTTCTACATCAAGTCACATGGTATCCCTTTCCAGCCCTCTACACTCGCCAGATTCTAGACCTCGAAACACATAATCCAGTAGAACGCTTACTCTTTATTAATCGCCGTTCAGATACACTTCAGTATCGCAATGACTTTGCTAATTGGACCAATTGGTGGAACTATCCTTCAACACCCTATATGCCTCCACCTGGAGCAGTGCCTCTCTTAACCCAGGCCTTCACATCAGGTGTACTCATTCAATTTGCCCAGCTCCAGATTATACAGAGTCTACGAGTTCTCTGTGATGGCAATGAAATTCAGGAGATGAAACCGATTGACTACTTTACAAAGGTCGTTCCCTATAAATATACAAATGGTGACCCTGGCGAAGTGCTACCAATCTACAGTTTCTGTCTTCACAGTCCAGACCACCAACCTTCAGGCTCCTTGAATACTAGTCGCATTCGTGTCTTCCAAGTCGAGGTCAACCCGTATACACTGCCGCCAAATACAACCTATGTATATGATTTGACCATCTATGTAGAATCCATCAACTTTGTAGAGTTTGCGTCAGGTATGGGTGGACTGAAGTATGCTCTATAAATAGGATGGGGCAAGGAGCAAGTCAATTGTTCGATAATCTTACATATAACCCCGATGTTCAGCGTCAAAAGGCGGCAGACCAAAAAGATGCTGCGAAGACTCGTGATAAGTATCGTGATATTATTACAAATGTTCAAAAAGAGATTACAAAAATAAGTACCGCTGGAAACCTAACACCCGAAGGAACTACATTACTACAGGGTATTATTGATAAGGAGGTATTGTGGTTAAAAAATAATCCAACTGCATTGTCAGACACAATCTATGCAGAAATCCAAATATTTAGCGATGCTTTTGTAGCAGAAGCAAATGCTGATAAGATACGAATTGTATTTTTTAATGCCCTAAAACTCTGGAACTATACACTTCTACAACTCCAGAATCAGAATCTAGTCTCTGCGGATAAAGCAGTACAGTTCCAAAAAGTGCTCGACCAAAATCAAGTCTGGTATACCAAGAATTTAAATTCATCTCTTGAGACACTTCAGGAACAGATTGCAACCATTGTAAATAGTGCTGCGTCTATTCTGAATGAGCCTGCTGCAATTCAAAGGATACATGCTGAAGCAGAAGCAGCCCTTACTACATCTTCGGGTAATCTTGATAAATTAATTGCAAGCGCAAACGCGGCCAAAGCTGAAAAGGAGAAACAGGAGGAATCGCAGTTCAGTGCAGCACGCGTAAAGCAGAAAATCTGGGACCAGACGATTTCGGGTATTGTTACAATGCTCTATTTAGTGATTGGCCTCTATGCGGGTTCTCTTATTACGAACGATGCCCTTGCTCGCCCTGTATCCATTCGCGTTGTCTATTTTATTTACGCTGTGATGCTTTGGTTTCTAGTACTCCCCTATTACATCTATCGCTCCTATACAAATCATCCTCCCTTTATGGGAGCCTATCTCTTTCCACTCTATCCCTACAATCCAGATGAAGTGAAAAAGGACTCTTTTTTCGAACAACTTGTCTGGTATAAGGAGCTCCCTTTAATTAAAAAAGCCCATGATGACTATGCTGCAGCAGCAGAGGCTGTCATCGCAGGGCAGAAATCCATAGGTTAAACCCGAATGGTGAATATCTGGTAGAAATGGCTCCTATTATTGTAAGTGTGATTACACCGACTTACAACAGAAGGCGATTTATTCCATATCTTATCAAATGCTATGAGAGTCAGACTTATAAAAAGGAGACAATGGAGTGGATTATTCTTGACGATGGACAAGATAAAGTGAAGGACCTCTTTGATGCAGCAGCCAAGAGAATTCCCAATATTCGGTATATTCCTCTTGATGAAAAATTGACGATTGGTGAAAAACGCAATCGACTCAACGATGAGGCCACTGGTTCTATTATTGTTGCAATGGATGACGATGATTATTATCCTCCTGAGCGTGTGAGTCATGTTGTTACACGCTTTGCAAATAATAAGGATGTTCAACTCGCAGGCAGCTCAGAAGTCTACATGTACTACTCAGATGTAAAGGAGATTTATAAACTCGGTCCCTATAATCAAAATCACGCCACAAATGGCACAATGGCCTGGCGAAAGTCATATGCGGCCACTCATCGTTATGATGATACCGTTACACATGCAGAGGAGCAATCCTTTCTTGAAGGATATAAGCACAAAATGATTCAACTTGACCCCTTTAAGGTAATGCTAGTGATGAGCCATAGTGAAAATACATTTGACAAAAAGAAAATGCGCGAGGATGTTGGAAAAAATCCATTTATTACGAAGACGAGTTATAAGATTAAAGACTTCATAAAGGATTCTGAAATGCGCGCTTTTTTTGCGAATGCCTAAAGTTACATCCAAAACGCTCTTTAGTTAAATGATACATAACGCCGATGTATTTACAGATGTATACAATCGACCGTTTGTAAATGGCTGTAATTCGGAGTCGCCTATGATTGATCAACCATCAAGTATACGCGTCTCTCTTCGCGCTCACCAGCGTGCAATTATATATCAAATGAATACTCTTGAAACTTCACTACAAAAAGGACTTGATATTTCTGGTGAAACACTTTTCAGTCGCTATGCGATTCTAGGTGATTCTGTTGGTGTAGGTAAGTCTCTTATGGTGCTTGGACATATTGCGAGTAAGCGGAACACCCCTCCTCCAGTCTTCTATAAATCTCTTAATGATGAATCAACGCCCAATCTCTATAGTCTTAGAACAAGAGTGTACAGTGATTTATCAAATTCACCAGCACTTCTTGTAGTACCTCATACATTATTTAGACAATGGGAAGAGTATGTTACAAAACAGACAACTCTAGAGCCATTTTATGTACGCAGTAAGCGCTCACTCAATTCAAAGACACTAGTTAAGAAAATGATGGAGTCGGATTTTGTACTTGTCAGCAATACCTTGCTGGGAAAACTTTTAGAGGAGGTCCATACAAAGGTCTATTTTTCTCGAATCTATATAGACGAGGCCGATAGTATTTATGTTCCAAGTACACACACCTTTCCTCAAGGGAATTTTATCTGGTTTATTTCGGCAACATGGCCAAATTTAGTCTTTGAGAATGAGCGTGTGTGGCTTTCAAATCAACATGTACAACGAATTATGCAACGTCCAGAGTTTCCCAACTATGATCCGTCGTTTCAGGCGCAGTTTGCAGAGGCGCTTGTAACGGGTCGCGGATTTTTTTCACGCTATACTTCGCGGTCAGGACTCTATTTACGTGACTATCTGCGAAACCATCATCCATTTCGTTCACAAGTTGTCCTTCGATGCCGCGACTCCTTTATTCAGGAATCAATTACACTTCCTCCACTCTTTACACAGACGATTCTCTGTGAACCGACAGTAGCGCAGCGAATTTTATCGACTGCAATTCCTACTAATATCCAGAATCTTCTAAATGCAGGTGATATCACATCGGCACTCACTGCGCTGGGTGTTCCGTCCGATTCACCGATGAATCTCATTCAGGCAGTTACAGAGCATCGCCAGAAGGAGCTCAAACGCCTCGAACGCCTCTATATTTTCAAGTCTGAGGAGGAGTATGCATCGCCACAAGTGAAGGAGCAGGCACTGACAAATTTACAGGGCAAAATCAATGGTCTCAAGGAGCAGATTGAGAGTATCAAGCAGCGCATTGAGAATTATAAAAAGGAGATTTGTGCAATCTGTTTCGATGAACCAAATGATGCTGTTTTGACACCGTGCTGCTCTCGTATCTTCTGTGGTGGTTGTATTTTGATGAGTCTAAGTCGTATTCAGGGTTGCCCTATGTGTAGGTCACCTATACAAGTGGCTGCTCTACAGGGTGTTTCAGAGAAGGTTGCTGCACCACGAGCGGCGGCACCTGCTGCACCCACTCCACCCAAGAAGATTGATGCTCTACTAAATCTCATTCGTTCTCATCCTACTGACCGATTTCTTGTGTTCAGTCGTTATGAAAATCCTTTCAGAATGATGCAGGAGACGCTCGAGGCCGAGAGAATTACAGTGGAAACGGTAAAGGGAAATAAGGATGTTATTAATAGTGTTCTTCATAAGTTCGATAGTGGTGAGTCGCGAGTTTTATTACTAAACTCGAATCACGCAGGCGCCGGTCTGAATATCACATCGGCGACCTATGTGGTGTTATGGCATGCTATGACAACGGAGGAGGAGAAGCAGATTCTGGGACGCGCATATAGAATGGGGCGGACTGCTCCGTTAAATTTTGTGAAGCTCGTGCATCCTGACGAGGTTCGAAATTAAAAATTTCTCACCAGTTCCCTGCTTGGCAGGGAATTTCGAAATTAAAAATTTCTCACCAGTTACCTGCTTGGCAGGAAAGTTCGGAGCTGAAAGCTCCTTACCAAACCCCCTACGGGGGAAGTGCGCAGTTAAACAGGTCGCCCTTGCAGCAGAGTATCCGCAGTTGCCATATTAAATCGTAAATTATTCAAGCGCCGCTTTCTGTCAATCTTGAGACCTTCTCCTAGAAGTAACTCCAGATCGGCCCCCATGGAACTTAATCGAATCGGTAGGTCGCGTGAATCTGATAGTTCACAGAGAAGTTTCCAAGCATTGAACATTCCAGACTGTCGTGTTAGAACAGAGGTATAGCGCATACCAGCCGCTTCAGGAACAACTGCATCTACTGCAGCAGGATAGCGCTCGGTTAAGTGAAGTCCTAAGTTTTTCAACTTAAGTGCATGAGAAAACGGCAGTAGATTCCAGCACTGGTAGAAGAACGCCCAATAATCCGCACGGTCTGATTCTGCAAGTGAATCAAAGAGTTCCACATAGGTCTTCCAGAGTTCAGCTCGGTCACGCCCCGTAGCAGACAGTCGCTCAGGTAGATTCTCCGCTGCCACAAGCCCTGCTAGATTTCCTTCATTATTCTCAATATCGAGTTCAATCCAACTGTGCCACGGATTCCAGAGACACCACCACGCAATGGGCAAAACACCTTCTGGATATTCACTCAACTCTGTCTCTTCTTCAAGACCAGCTACATACCGCTTCAGCGCACGAAGATCACCTGACAATTCACTTCCCTTTTCCCAACTCGGTGGAAGCGAGCACTGAAGCCACTTCTCTACAATTCCACGCGGCGCAGGCCCGACTTCGAAGGTCGTACAGAGTTTGGAGATTTGTAGGAGCGACCGATTTTCAAGACTATTACTAATCAATATCAATGGATTTCCAGGATTCGCCTGTGTCCATCCGCGCAGATAGGTGGTCAGTTCAGAAAGCCCACCCTTTTCTCCAGAGCTGAGGCCATCAATTTCATCCAGCAGAACACCAATCCCTCCCTTCTTTCCAGTACTCATCTGTTCAAGCACACCGCCTTGACAAAGTAGCGGTAGAATCGTCTTACGAAACGATGTACCCGAGCGTGTATGACTTGCATTGAATTCAACAACTTTGAGTCCATTTGCATGAAAAAGGCGATAGGTTAAGGTTGTCTTTCCAACTCCAGGAGCTCCATAGAGTAGCGCAGCCGCAGTAGGGCGTTTCTCAATCCAGGCATGAAGCTTTGCTTCTAGGTCGGGATGTAGACATACATCTTTTGTCTGCATTCTAGACTATCTCTAAAGTTCCTCTTAGACCGTTTTAAAAGGCAGGAAAGGGCGGCTTGATATTCGCTGCGGAAACACCGTCATAGATTCCTTCCCATCGGAGTCCTGATGCCATTAATAATGGCTGATAGAGAGTCGCTGTGTTTGTCTGGGTTAGAGGAAGATAGTTTCCAGGATGATTCGTATCCACTGCACTTGAGTCAGTAAAGCGAGGGAACTTGCTCACTCCCATTGCATCTACGCAATAGTAGTTTGCACCCACTTGTTTCAAACTAAGGAAATCCGGACAATAGTTAATCTGGGGAGGCCAAGTCTGTGTTGTAGATGTAGCTCCAAAGAAGCTTGTGTTTAGACGAAGCCCACTGAACCAGCGAAGTCCGAAGAAAATCAGGGTCGCAAGCGCCGCAAGTAAGAAGCCAGCACCAGCATAGAATTTGCCCGATTGTAAGAAATAATAGGGTACGCCTAGACCCACAAGCGCGCCGACCAATATGTAAATGAGTAGACTGAAATCAATCCCAAGGTCCATCCTATTTTTCACAGTGGATAAAAAAATAGCCGTGTGAAAAGGTATATATTTACCGGCCATACGGGACAACCGGCGCAGACGGGCCCGTGCCCTCGAAGCCGAGCTCGATGTAGCCCGTTAGGAAGTCAGCGACCGCCGTGCCTGTGTTGCCCGCCACCTGGTACGGGTCGCCACCCGCAACACCATTCGTGGAGAGCGCGAAGTTCGTGCCGAAGCGGTTGCTGCTGTTAACAACGAGCTGTACCTTGCGGAAGGTACGGCCAGCAGAGACTACTGTCTTGCCCATATCCTTGAGCAGACCCGCGCCCGCACCGTTGATGGAGGAGAGGTAAGGGTTACCGTTCGTGGCATACGGGGCTACGCTAGGCAGAGCCCACGCAGCCTGCTGCACCGTGGCTGTGCCCGCAACGTTGAAGCCACCCTGCTGGAAAGAACCACCCGCACCGCTGCCGTAGGTGATCGCATACACAATGCCCTGGAGGGAGGAAACAGGCATGAAATAACCGAGGTCCGGATTCGTCTGCTTAACTCCAGTGAGAAGCGATGTCATTTTATATTAGACCTTTAGAAAAAAAACGAAGCCGGAAGAATTTTGGTTTTCACAGCGGAGATTAAAAATATCCATGTGAAACTCTTTAACGGCCATACTGGACAACCGGAGCCGAAGGACCCGTGCCCTCAAAGCCGAACTCGATGAAGCCGGTGAGGAAGTCCTGGACAGAGGTGCCCGTGTTGCCCGCCAACTGGTACGTGTCGCCACCCGCAACACCGTTCGTGGAGAGCGCAAAGTTCGCGCCGAAGCGGTTGCTGCTGTTAACAACGAGCTGTACCTTGCGGAAGGTACGGCCAGCAGAGACTACCGTCCTGCCCAGATCCTTGAGGATACCCGCACCAGCACCGTTGATAGAGGAGAGGTATGGGTTGCCAGCTGCAGTGTTATACGGCGCAATGGCACCAGCGCCGCCCTGGCACCACGCTACAACCGACGGCATGGAACTCGCCACATACGTGCCGCCCGCACCGCTGCCGTAGGTGATCGCATACACAATGCCCTGAAGGGAGGAAACAGGCATGAAGTAACCCAGGTCACGACTATTCTGCTTGACACCACTTACACCAGGATAGCTCATTTGTTATATTTACAGAATAGAAAAAAAAACCCAAGGTAGAAGAATGTCAGGGACAAATCCACCGGATTTTGAATTGCCGTTAACAACTTATAATCGCAATGGCCAAAATGGGCGAGTCAGCATGGACCCGAAGAGTTCCGCCGGTGGCTCCGCGCCCTCCGACTTTCCTGGATACAAATACCAAACGACCAGCGAGCAGAATTTTGAGACTGATATGCTCCGTGGTAACTGGGAAACGACACCCGTAAGCAAACTCTTTTTTTCAGCAGGCAATATGAAGGTCATCCAGAATGGTATTCGCCGCGAAGTGTTCAATCGGAGTCAACCGAAGGGATATGTAATTGATGACCAATCGGTTGATGAATTAAAAATGATTATGAGAGGAATCTATTATCAATACAGTCGTAACTTATCTACGGATGTTGCTGGTCAGATTGCTGACCTCAATCAAAAAGTACTTGATTGGTCTGTTCCGCACGTACTCAGTGCTGTTGACCACTATGTATATTATATTGACGACATCAGTCATCTTCCGGTTCCTTTAGCACAGCCGCCGAATCTGAGCCGTGCGGGGACTCGTTCTCTGCCGCTGGGTCAGTTTATGTAGGCTTTACTTCTTCTTCTTAATGACCAGCGTCTTCTTCTCTGAACCACGGGCCATCTTGTGCTTCTGCCAGCTTTGCTCAAAAGCCTGCAGATCCTCAAGCCACAGTTCAGATGCCGTTGTAGCCTCAAGCTTATTGAGTAGCTCCTGAGCCCGCGCAACAGCATCCTCCTGCTCCTTTACAGCTGATGCCTTTACTCGGTCCATACGCATCCGTAGGAGATACTCATATGCATCTACAGAATCAGGAGTCTCAGGTGCAGAGAGTGGAGGAAGTTCATGGTCCTGCATCGCAGCTACGATTTCCTGGTCAGTTGCCCGACGGAGTTCCATAGTATCCTCAAGGACGGCGCGGAGGAATCGCGCCTTTGCATCGGCCTCACGAACCTCTGCGGCCAGCCGCTCCATCTCCTTGTGACGGCGTGTCTCATAGGCTCCGAGCCTCGGGTCAAAGTAGGCCTCGAGAAGGTCACCTATTGTTGTATAGCGACAGATTTGGAGAGAACTGTCAAAGCATACCATATTGGACGTCTTCCAACTGCTCGACAACTTGAAACGCTTCTCAAACTCATCACTGTCCGCCTTTGCATCCTCATAGTAATCAGCATCCAGATAGAGTGCAAACTTCACCTCTACATCGTTGTAGAGGTCATCAAAACTCTTGAGAACCTGCTTGGCACCCTCCTTGGGCTCCGCAGTTAGCATCTCATCCAGGAACACCTTGTAGTCCTTTGTCCATACACCCACAGGCAGTTCATCAATTGTCACTGCACGCTTCGCATCATCAAAGGTATAGAGACCCCGAGTGACATAGGTAGCATCAGCTGTCTTTGCAACAGCGCCACGGAAGCCGAACCACCACGGCTTCAGCTCAAGTCCCTCCAGGGTTTCACGCGTTCCAGCAAGACGCTCACGCATGAGCGCAATCACCTCATCAGGATTATGCGGAGGAATATCCGTGCTGAATCCAGTACCAATGCCTACACAGCCGTTAATTGCCAGTAGCGGAACAACTGGCAGATAGGTCTCAGGCTCCACAATGAGGCCGTCATCATCAATATGATTGAGGATTGCCTGATCCTCCTTGCGGAATAGAGTCTCCATAATCGGCTCCATATGCGTATGAATATACCTGGCAGAGGCTGCGTCCTTTCCGCCCATAAGTCGAGAACCAAACTGTCCTACAGGCGTCAGCAGATTGATATTGTTTGAACCGACGAAAGTCTGTGCCATACCTACAATTGTCGAGGTCAGAGAGGCCTCACCGTGATGGTAGGCGGCATGCTCTGAAACATAGCCTGCTAGCTGTGCAACACGCACCTCCGTCTTGAGGCCACGCTTGAAACAGCCGAAGAGAATCTTACGCTGAGATGGCTTGAGGCCATCCATCAGATGCGGTAGCGAACGGATATTATCAGCATTGCTGAAGTGAATCAGCTCATCGTTGATGAACTTCGTGTAGGGAATCTGTACACCTCCAGTAATTTGGAGGACACGCTTAGGGTCATAGGTCGCCAACCAGCGCTTGCGGTCATCCGCGCGCTTCTTACTGAAAGCGAGCGAGAAGGAGTCATCTGATTCCTGGTCCCAGGTGTACTTAATCTCGTGAAGATTCTCGAACCACTCACGGGCCTCAGCTGGCGTGCTCGTACCTAGTCCCTTGTAATACTTCAGTGTCCACCCCTTGAGGCTGGCATCACTTTGACTCTCCTTCCAGGAATCGAACTCCGTCTGATTGTAGAATGAGCGCACTTCACCACGCTTGCTCGCCTTGAGCAGCGGAGTTGCAAGAGAGCAGATGAATCCGAGCTTCATGAGCTCCTGCCACTCCGTGTGAAACAGATTCATAAGCAGTCCCTTGATATGGGAACCGTCATCATCCTGGTCTGCCATCACCATGACGCGACCATAGCGCAACTCCTTCATACTCGTGTACTTCTTACCTTGCTCCAGGCCCAGAATCTTCTTAATTGAGGTGAGCTCCTCATTCTTGTTGAACTTGTCCATTGAGATATCCTTGACATTGAGCATCTTACCCTTGAGAGGAAAGACGCCCCACTTCTCACGACCCACCACCTTGAGACCTGTGATGGCACTCGTGGCGGCTGAATCTCCCTCCGTTAGAATCAGGGTGCACTCAGCTGACTTGTTTGTGCCAGCCCAGAGAGCATCTTCCAACTTCGGCAGACCACGAAGTGTGCGCTTCTTGGCTCCATCCGTCTTCTTTGCATCACGGGCCAACTTGGCATCAAGAATAGCCTGCGCCTCGTCGAGAACACCAGCCTTGACGAGTCCATCGGTCAGCTTACCACCATAGGTGGGAGTGCTACCAAACTTTCCAGCAGGCGTCGTGAGAGTCTCCTTTGTCTGCGAATCAAAGGAGGGATTCACAATGGTTGCGTTGACAAAGAGAGTCACAGCATCCTTCAGCTGCGCAGGCTTGATGTCAAGCTTACGCTTCTTGGCTGCGAGTTCGCAGATATCCCCCAATAGGTGCCGCTGAACAGAGTCTACATGCTTTCCACCCTTGCGAGTGTTAATACCATTTGCGAAACTGATGTGGCGGTCCTCAGGTGTTCCCTGATCGTCACTGAAGAGTGTGCGAGTAATGACGGCTGCGACCTCCCAACGGGGGCCACAGCGCTCATAGGCAACCGATGCATTGTCACGCAGGAAGAGACGGACAAACTTCTCAAAGGTATTTGTCTCGACAACGGTGCCATTGTAGGCTACCTTCACATCCTTTCCAGCCATCGCGGCAACCTCAATAGCGCGAGTGTGAAGAACCGTCTTCATGTCATCGATGATATCTCCCTCGATGCCAACACCATGGAAGCGTGCCAAGTCAGGACAGAAGGTCACAGTTACAAAGCCCTTTGTCGCCTTTGCCTTCTTAATTGAAGCCTTCTCGCAGACACTCATATTCTTACGCCAACTCTGCGTATACGTTGACTCATAAGCAGGGCTCCTTGTGCTGACAGTGAACTTGGTGCTGAAGATATTCGCCAACTTCGCACCATAGCCGTTCTTGCCACCGACAATCTTCTCCTCCTCCTTGTTATAGTTCCCTGAAGTCAACAGGTGGCCAAAGATGAGTTCAGGAGCATAGACCTTCTCGGTTGCATGCATCTCAATAGGAATGCCATCACCGTCGTTTTCAACGCTCACAGTAAAGACACCTTCAACAAGTCCACACGTGATGTCAATGCGCTTGATGGGAGTCTTGCCCTTCTCTGTTGTACTGCGTACAAGAGCATCTCGCGCATTCACTACAACCTCGTCGAAAATCTTATAGAGACCAGGATTGAAGCGCAAGGTCCGATGTACCATCTTCTTTGATGGCTCATCATAGACCCAACGAGTCTCATCAACTGTCTCTGTGCTTCCGATATACGTATCAGGAAGCTCAAGGATGTGCTC